CAATGAAGATGCCATATAACCATGGCAAGCCACCATTTGTGGCTTTTCATTACGAGGTTAAAGATCCCGGTTTTTATTCAGCCAGAGGTGTAGTTGAACTTCAAGCAACCATGGAAGCTGATCTAACGAAGCTTCTTAATGACAAGAATGATTTTATGACTCTCGCAAACAGACCACTGTTTCGCGCTGAGAGAGATATGCCTAACACGGGCAATCTCAGGATGACACCTGGCAGCATCCTGCCATTTGGAATCCAACCAGTTGCACATCAGGCACCTCCAATTTCGTTTGATACTCAGATGAATGTCATGCGGGAATTGGCACAGAATAGAGTATCCACACCAGATTTTGGTCTAACTCAAACGCTACAGAATACTGAGAGGCGTACCGCAACTGAGATCCAAGCTATTGGAGGTTTGTATCAGCAAAGCAGTGATTTGCGGATGAGAATATTCCGTATTGCACTTGGCAAACTCTACCGCATGAGTTGGTCCGTTTTATTGCAATACGATAAGACTTCTTTGGATTATTGGTATTTAGACACTGCACAACAAATCCCACAGGAAGCACTGCATCAAAACTATGGCATTCAGCCAACTGGATCAGCAGATGGAGTGAATAAGCAGTTACTAATGCAGAAAGCAATCACTCGTTTTCAGATGTTTGCCAATGATCCGTTTATCGACCAAGGACAATTGCGGAAAACTATTCTTGAATCAGACGATGCCACTTTGGTTAAACGCTTATATCAAGATCCAATGGATCAACAAGCCACCCAGTCAGAAGATCAAGCGAACGAAATCACGTTCCTCAGACTTGGTTTCCCAGCAGTAGTTAAAGAGTCAGATGATGATGCGGTACACATTCAGACAGTTGTAAACTACATCAACAATCGATCTCAATCAGGTGCACAACCTGAGCCAGCAGAAGGACAAATGTTGGAGCAACATATCGCTCAACATTTAGAAGCTTTAAAAGAAAAAGATCCAAAAGCCGGGAGACAGATGGAAGTTGAATTGAAGAATTTATTTGCACAACTGCAACAAGCAGCAACGCAACAAGCACAACAAAATGCTGAACAAACTGAGGAGAATGTTGGGAGCGTTGAGGACATTGCGGCAGGTGCCCCAGTGGGTCAACCCGCCTGAATGGTCAAATGAACATGCTGTAAAGCTACAGCAATTCCTAAAATCTGAGACTGGTGTTGCATTGCAACAACACCTGAGAAACTTGCACATCACTAATTGTGATAGATTAATCTCAGCCCCAGCAGATTTGTCCTACAAGACGGGTCAAGCATTTGGCTTTAAATCTGCATTGGCGACAATAGACGGTCTAGCCGCGATAAGATCGCAACCGGAAGAAGTTGTCACAGGTGTGACCGACGACCTGGAATGGTTGAGGCAACCTAGTAATTAGAATTTATGTCTGAGGCTAAAACAGAAGCACCAGTCACGGTGGATAACGAGCGCGAGCAATTGCTACAAGCATTAGCGGAAGCTGATGATAACGCGTTCGATTTAACTGCGAAAACTACCTCGATGCCGCAGGTCGAGGAACCTGACACGGAGTCTGCCAAAGTGGAAGACACCCCCAGAGAAGAAGCACCGGAGCAACCGGGAGAGGAAGAGTCACAAGAAACTGAGGAGGAGGAACAACCCAAATCCAAGTATTCTAGGACTAAAAAAGCACAGGACCGGGCAAACAAATCTTGGCGTGAAGTCAATGAGGCGAAAGCTAAATTGAAAAAAGAACGTGAAGAGTTGGATGCTCGTAAAAAAGCGTATGAGGATGGACACCAGCAAAGTCTGGAAGAGATCCAACAGCGCACCAATAACAGTCGTTTTTCACCTGATGAGTATGAGTCAGTGGCTCAGGAATTTGAAGATGAAGGCGATCATGCCAATGCTGAGGCGGCACGAAAAGCAGCACAGCAAGCTAGGCAAGCTGCAAATGAACAGCAGCAGAAGAAACAACAGGCTGACTTTGTGTCCAAGTGGGATACAAATTGGAAACAAGCCACTTCTGCACACAAAGACTTGAATGATCAAGACAGCGAACTGTTCAAGAAAGTTGGTCAATTATTGGAGAAAAAACCTGTTCTTACTCAATACCCGGATGGGATCACAGATGCCGTCGAAGCGGCGGCAATGTATCTCAGAGCAAACCGATCTTCTGATCTGGAAAAACAGGTCAGCGACTTAAAAAAACAAGTTGCTGAGTACGAAGAGAAATTAACACTGAACGGTAGCCAACCCGGCAACGTGTTGCAGGTTGAATCATTTAGCAATCTTCCCGTGGAAAAACAACGGGCGGAGTTGGTTAAAGCGATGCAAAGTGCAGACGAGTCAGGTGTTGGCATGTTCGCAAATTAAAATAAAACGATATGGCAGGAACAACTCTCACGACTACGGGGTCATCAACAGCAGGACCAGAGTCAACACTACAAGATTATTTCAATAAGAAATTACTTGAGCAAACGCTAAAGACAATTGTCTTGGATCAGTTTGCCTACAAAGCACCTCTCCCAGCAAAAGCTGGGCATAAGGCAGTACGGTTCTTCCGTTACCCGGAAGCAGCAACTACTGATGTGCAATCAATGACTGAAGGCACATTAGTTACACTTGGTAATTCCAAGCAATTGTCAATGGAAACTGTGGACGTAAGTCTAGCTCAATATGGACAGACAGTTACAATTTCGGATTTATTGAGCAATGTGGAATTGTTTAACACAATGGAGCAAGCAACTGTTCAAAATGGGCAGGATGCATCATTAAAAGTTGATGAGCTACTTCGCAACACACTTGGTGACTCTACTGCAACTCAAGCACGTTATGCTGGTGCAGCTACATCATATGCCACTGTCGGTGGTACTGATGATGCAATGACCGCGTTGGACATTCTTGATGCTTGCACAAATCTACGAGTCAACAACGCTCGTCCATCAAACGGTTACTTCACTGCTATCATGGCACCAGAAGTTGCTCGTGATTTGATGAACGACGATGATTGGTTGGAAGCAAGCAAGTACGGTGCACCAGATCAGCTTTTCAAAGGTGAAGCAGGTCGGTATGCCGGGTGCCGTGTGGTAACCACAACGAACCCATACAGGCAGAACACTCAACGCACTTACAATGCTGCTGGTACTAAATACAGCACATTTGTTGTGGGTGACCAGGCATATGGTGGTGTGAACCTAGCTACAATGAGTGCTTACTCGCCTAAGATGATCATTGCTCAAGGACCAGATAAAACTGATCCATTGGCTCAGTTCACTACTGTCGGGTTCAAGTTCTATTATGGTTCTACCATATTGAATGGTGCTCATGCAGTGAACATCTACTCAGTCACTAACTATAGCTAATCAATTTGACTGGGGGGTTAATAGCCTCCCAGTCTCTTTTTAATTATGCCAAAAGTAGAAATACCCATTACCTCACTGCAAATTGCAGATGAAGAAGGTGTGATGGTTCTTCCAGAAGTGGGAGATGCCGTCAGTTTTACCATTGAAGGATCTGTTGAATCACTTGGAGACGAGTATGCAACAGTTGGAATGGAAACTGTTAATGGTGAACCAGCATACCCGGAAGAAGAGGTCGTGGAAGAATCAGTTGAGGTGGAAGCACCATCCAGAGATGAGATGATTGCGACCATGCAAGAATTAGATCAGGCACAAGGATTATAATAATGAGTACATCAAACATAGGTAACCCAATTCAAGGCCGCCGATTGAAAAGCGGAAATAGTGGTCAGGAAGCAATTGCTATAAAAGCAGATAACGGTGACACAAGTACCGCTGGTTCTGCTACTCCATTCTTGGAGTTTACAAACGCTAAAATAGATGGTGCAGACAAAGACGGTAGCACCAACTTAACAGTATATGCTGTATCTGGATTGACTCCAGGTGCCACTGATGTTGAAGGCGTTTTGTGCAGCATCAACGGTGTTAAATATTGGATACCAGTCTACAAAGCTGATTAATGCCACTGGTTGAGTTTAAGAATCACGAGACAGGTGAGATCAAAGAATTTTTGGTCTCATCTGATCTCGATAATTTTAGTGATGGCACAGGAACCTGGGCGAAAGTTGAGGTTCCTACGAGTTTCGCCATTGGAGGTATGAAGCAAGCACCGTCTCAGAAGCAGATGATGAAGAGTGGATACCACCGACAAGAAAACTCAAAGAAAGGCTGGAAGAGTGAATACTCCCGGCAAAAAGTAAAAAAGATTTGGGGATTATAAGAAATGGCACGACAGAACGACACACTAGCTAACTTTGCAGCGGCAACAAACGAGGAACTAAGCGTCACAACGAGCAACACTGTTCCGGCTAACGCATCATTGAAGACTGAATCCGCTCCTGCGTTTCTGCTTTTGCAGAATGTTGGAACTGTACCAGTCTTTTATCGCCTAACCGCTGATGCGGATTCTGCGACTTGCACAACTGCGAGTGGTAATTATACGGGAATTTTAGCCGCCAGCACTTCCGACGAGGACGGCACTGGTGGAATCATCACATTTGCGGGGTACACTGGAGGTTTGGCTTTTTGTACAGCATCAGGAACCGGCAAAGTGAACATCGCGTTTAGCGGTAGACTGGGAGAATAAACGATGGGAATAGCCAACATAATTAACACCTCCACCTCCAGCGGAGGAGGCGGTGGAGAAATAATTCGGGAGCTAGTGAATAGCTCAGATGGTGCTGGTGCTCACTTTTCTAATAGTGGGAATATTAGTTTAGCGAATGCGGCAGGTGCTGAATTTGGTACAAGCGATTTTTCTTTAGAATTTGTTTTAAATCAGACAGGAGACAACGCTAGTGATAATTATCTATATTTGTCACATACGTCTGGGAATAGTCGATTTTATTTGTATAACGACATTTCAGCGGATGACCTAAAATTAGTTTTTATCAACTCTAGTGGTTCGCCGACTACTTATGCAATTAGTCACAATATGGCTAATGATTATAATGAGCCAACTCATTATGTCTTGTCTTGCGACAGAAGCGGCAATGCAGTTTTATATCGGAACGGAACAGAGGTAGCGTCTGTAGATATTAGCGGATCGAGTGCGGTAAACATTGGAGACTCTAATACCGTTGCAGGAAGCATCGGAGATACAACCAGCGGATATACTTTTTTAGGTTCGCTTTACAGATTCAGGACTTGGAACTCTGCTCTCACACACGGAGAAGTGTCCACTTGTTTTCAACGTGCTGATGTTCCGTTTGCAGACCAGTACGGCAGTGAGACTAAATTGGTTGATTCGGATTTTTCGAGCGGCACAGATTCTTTCAACGGCAATGGTGGTGCAACGGCGGGAAACATAGACGGCATAGGAGGACAAGACAATGTTCTTAAATTCACTATAGACAGTGCGTCGGGAAATCACCAAGTAATGAAGGGCGTTTCTGGCGACTTGGGCAAAAAATATCGAGTTC